GTTGAACGATCTACTGAACGAGCTTGCTCTTTAGCGGCTTTATTAGCGCTATACCCGCCTATTACGGCGCTGCTGACAATTGCTGCGGCGACCCATGTCATGATGCGGTTCCTTCCAAAAGTCTTTCTTTAACGTCATTACGCGCATCAAACAGCGCGGTAGTATCAGGCTCAATCAATTCGACTTCTATTTCGTCCAGATCAGTTTTATCTGTCCGATGAATTGTGATGCCAATTGAATCTGTCACGGCCATCGTTACGCGTTTAGTGCCGGGCTTAGATTCCACAACATCGCCAGCACGTAAAGTCACCATGCCGTTTTCCGTCCATGCGGCTATTTCACCCATAGCGCACAAAAAGAAATGCGGTTCTTTGTGAACTTTACCGACAATCACCGTGCCCGCTGGCCGGAACACTTTGCGCATATACATGCCGGGCGAAAAATGATGTTCGGTCACCAGCTCAGCCTGCGGCATCTTGACCATCTCAGCTTGCAAACGGTCAATCTGCTCTCGGCTAGGCACAAAATTTTCAGTAATTTCGTTCATAACACCACCCACCGTGAGCCGCTTGCCACCGTCACCGTTGTGCCGCTAGCCACCGTTACCGGACCTGCCGACATACCTGACGTACCTGAAGCAATTGTATAGCTGACATCTATAGTCAAACTATTAACATAGATGCCGTTGCCTGCTATGAAATGCTCCGATGTTAATTCACCTGTGCTAGGTTTGTACAGATATTTGGCGTTGCTGGTATAGATGGTCGACAGCGAGCCAGACGTAGCTGCAGCGAAGGTCGGGAAGACGTTCGTTGACGTGCTGGTGTCGTTCGTAATCGTCGCGCCCGAGCCGGTCGCTACCGCCCAAACTGCCGTCGTGCCGTTCGAGGTCAGCACGTAATTGTTGGCGCCAATCGGCAGGCGGGTAGAGCTATTCGCGCCGTTACCGATGATCAAGTCGCCCGTGCTGGTGACCGGCGACAAGGCGTTAAATGCTGCGCTGGCGGTCGTCTGGCCGGTACCACCATTAGCGATCGGCAGCGTGCCGGTGACTTGCGTAGTTAGGTCAACCCCAGTTAGGGTGCCACCGAGTGTCAGACTACCGCTGGACGTCACCGTGCCCGACAAGCTGATGCCGTTGACCGTACCGGTGCCGGACACGCTTGTGACCGTACCGACGTACTGGTCGTTTGACGTGATGGTGAAGTTAGGGTACGTGCCTGAGATGCTGGTCGTGCCAGCGCCGGTCAGCGACACCACCTGGTCAGGCGCAGTATTCGTCAGCGTGAAGCTGGGGTACGTGCCGGTGACGCTCATGCCCGTGCCAGCCGTCAGCGAAACGACTTGATCTGGCGCGGTGTTGGTAATGGTGAAGCTCGGGTACGTGCCGGACGTGCTGATGCCTGTGCCGCCGGTCAGCGACACTACCTGATCAGGTGCCGAATTATTGATCGTAACGGCGGTTGAGCCGTCATACGTCGTGCCAACGCTGTACGAAATGCCGGTGCCCGCAGTCAGGGCGTTGGCCACGCTGCCTGCTTGGCCTGTCGTGTTTTGGTTAAGTGTCGGTACGTCTGCAGCCTGAATAGCACTCAAAGCCGCGTTAGTGCCGTCTGAGCGCAGGTAATAACCTGACGTCTGCGTGCCTGTCAAAGCCGTAATGGCCGCCGCTGCCGAAGTCTGGCCGGTGCCGCCGTTGGCAATTGCTACCGTACCTGTGACGTTAGCCGCATTGCCGGTAATGTCGATGCCCCACGTACCAGACGCGCCTGATCCTGTGGTACTCGGCACGCTCAAGTTCGTGCGGGCGTTGGCTGCTGTGGTAGCTCCCGTGCCGCCGTTATCGACATCTAAGGTGCCTGCCAACGTGATAGTGCCGGAGGTGGTCACCGGCCCGCCAGAGGTCGTCAGCCCCGTTGTGCCGCCCGACACATTAACCGACGTGACTGTGCCGGTACCGCCACCGCCGCCTTGATTGGCCTTGTTGAGTAAATTTAGGAAAAACCGATACCAATCCCGCGACACCATCCCTGTCCGATCATCGGTGATCGGCGATTGGTTCTTGGGTATCTGCGGTTCGTTATCTGCGTTAGGCATTGGTGCCGGACAAAGCGAGTTCGGCGCCCATAATAGCGATCTTGACGGGGTCGGTGCCGGACACCTCGTACACGCGGTCACGCAGCTTAGTGGTCATGCCAAGCCGCCGCCAAAAGGCACGGTAGCCGTAGTTGCCGATCTTACCCATGCCCGTCCAATGTTCGTTCGACCAGGTATGGCCGCCATCGTCTGACCAACGCATGATGATTTGCGGGTCGTTGCCTTGGCCGGTAGCAAGGCCAACGCCTGTCTCGCACTCAAGCTGCAACGCGTGCTGGGCGGTACGTTTTAAGTTGTTCTGGCCAGTTGGCAGCGCCCGCCAAGACCGCAGCCATTTCTGTGGCAGGTTGTCGTCAGCAAACACGTCCAAGTCGTACGCGTAAATCTTGCCGTTTTGGAAGTCGCCTACCACCACTTGATTGTTGTAGAACATCTGGCAGTTAGCGCGGTGGCGGATAAAGTCACCGTTAGCAAACCCTGCTCGCTCATGCCATGCGCCAGTAGCTACATCAAACACCCATGTTTTTTGGGCGGTCGGAAAGCTCAGCACGTAAAAAGCATGGCCGTCTTGCTGGTAAGTAAACGCAATCGCGTCAGAGATGGTGCCGTAACTCTGGATAGCAAACTCAACCGCATGGGTAGAGATGCGCTGCCCAGTGTAGCCGTTAGCGCGAAACACTACGCCTTGGCCACGGGCGTCAGACCCTAGCCAGAACAGCGAGTTGTCCATTTTGGCAACTGAAAAGGTTGCCGCGCAGCCTAGTTCATTGACCGCACCTTGGATACGAGCCAGCGGGAACGGTGTGTCGCCCGCGTTGTACCAGACCTCAACCGACTGGGTGCCAAACAGCCATACCTCACGGTGATCGACAAACAGCGACACTAAATTATCGGGCATACCCTCGGCGCTGGCAAAACTCAGCGGGTCGAGCTGCGTACCATCCAACAGCTCAGACGTCCAAAACTTTTGCGAGTTAGGCTCTTGGAATACAAAGTAGCCATCAAGATAGCCAACCGTCACCGCGCCTGGAAAGTCTACGTCGGTGATCTCGGCGTACGCCTGTGTCGAGGCGTCGTAAATGTAGCCGTCTGGGTTAGCCGCGATGAAAAGCTGCGTGCCATTGTCGACCATCGATACAGGGCCGGTGCCCGACACGCCGCCGATTTGAGTGACCGTCCAGTTAGTGTCGACGCGGTACAGCCGCGACCCGGACACCACGTAACCGTACTCACCATAAGCCCACAGCCCACGAATAGGGCCGGTGCCAACGGTGGCCAACCTACGCAAGCCAGGCGCCCGATTCAGGTACGCAGGCTCGTTGCCTTCCGGTGACGGTGTAATCTCTGGGTACAAGTTGACCATACGCGCGGCTGCAGCGTTAAGGCTGCGAGCCACGTAGGCTTGACCGAGGATAGGTGTTTTCACGGCTTAGTAGTTACCGGCGTAGATGTTGAACCGCTGGCGAGTAGCGACCAGCGAGTAAGGCATCGACATCACGTCGTCTGGGTTGTTGATGCGTTTCAGATTACGCTTAGACGTCATCGCAATCCGAGTAACCTGCGGCATGGGCTCAACGCCAAACTCGTTGGCGATTTCCATCGCTAGGTTGTACTTGAATGCACGCAGATAGCCCGGCGGGAACGACAACACGGTGTTAAGCGTTGCCGGTTTATCTAGCTGCTGCACCGACACAAAATGCCACTCCAGCACGCGCGTTGGCTTGGGGTAGATTGTCATGGTGATGTCTGGGAACGTGTTGTTCACAAACATGACCTGCGGGTAGGTGCTGGTGACCGTCTTAACCGCAATGCCGTTGTACTGCTGCTGGTTGATCAGCTTGATGCCGTAAGACACGTTGGTCTGCGGATCACGGAAGTACGTTGCATCGTCAATCAGAATAGGACGATTGCCGACAAAGTCGCCGGTCGGGCCAAGGGTGCGGGTAATTAGATCTGGCGGCCAGTTGAACACCTGATCTTCGGTGCAAAACACGGCCAGACGCTCGGTATTCCACGAATCAATCATCTGATTCATGGCGTTTAGCGCATCTTGAGCAGCCTGCGGTGATGGCTCTTCACCTTCAGCCAGTTGGCCAATCAGCCGAAGCGCTGCCTTAATCTGGTCAAAGGCGGTTGCCATTCAAGCTCCTTATTCTGCCGCTGCTACCTCTACAGGCGGGCGGCTACGACGACGTTTGACATCCAGCGCGTTGGCTGGCGCCGCTACTTCGGGAGCCGAAGGCGTGTCGGGATTATAGCGTTCCCAGCCGTTTTGTTCATCAAATTCAGCCTCCATTTCCATGTTGGCGATTTTGAAGCCGTGAACGGGATGCTGTAGATAAATAATAGGCATAGGATAGACGGGGCCGAAGCCCCGTGGTTTTACAGTACGTGAATTACTGCAAAGTTAATGACAACCGCCTCAGACAATGAACCGCCGGAAAGGTTGCGCAATGTGATTGTGCAGCTTCCGGTAGTTTTGCCGGAAATCCAACAGTTGTACGCACCAGCAGTCGCACCAGCTGCAACGCTCAAAACTACGACATCTTTGGCGCTGATAGTGCTGTTAGTCAATGTAAACGAGACGTTTGTAGCGTTAGCCAAAGCGGCGTCGTTCATAGTGATTTGACCAGCAGACTTGTTCAAAGTCACGCCAGTCGATTTGCTAGTTGCTTGAGTTACGGTGCCGCTTGCTTCTGCGGTGTAGCCCAACTCGCCACCAGACATCACCGAGTCAGACCCGATGATGTTCTGATCTTCGTAGGCCACGCCGATCGGTTTGGTATTGGATGACATGGTGGTTCCTTTAGAAACGGGGGCCGAAGCCCCCAGAGTTTTTAGCCGATGCGATACAAAGTCCAAGTACCCACGCCGCTCTTACGAGCGCGGAAGATTTGGGCTGTGCCTGCAGTCGCAACAACAGTCATCAAACCTACGAGCGTCCAGCCGGTGTTGGTCACCAGTGTGATAACGCCCGAGCTAGAACCGTCGACGTTGACAACAGAAAAGTCAAACGAAACGCCTGGCTTATCGGAGTTAGGCAGTGCAGCCTCGAGAGCAGCTACGGTTGGCAGCGTGTAGCTGGCAGCCGATGTGCCGGGGCTACCCAGCAAAATGCCGTTCAGAATCTGATCTGCAGTCAGTGTTGCAGTTGCAGTTGCAGTAGCAGGAACTGGAACAACTTGAAAAATGGTTTCGTTAAGGTTGCCATCACCAATCTGATAGCCGCCTGCGCCGTTAGGAAGTGCCATGATAA